GATCAAGGCGCGACGGCAGCGCTCGGCGATGTGGTGACAGCGAAATCGCCGAGCACCGTAGTCGCTACACCGACTGCGCCGCCGCGCGTAAAGGCAATTCCAGAAGACGTGTAGTTCGTTCCGTCGGTTGACGTATAAACCTCAGCGCCCTTCCATCCGCTCAGCGCTCCAGCGGCAGCGAGATACACGCCGTGATAATCGTCTATCTCTCGGAGCAGCGGGATATCAAGCACCATTAGCGTTGTCGTCCCGATCGCCTGAACGCCCGCAAGCGATACCGCAACGATGCTGCCCACGCCGCTTTGCGCGTAAACGCTGGTGTCCTCGGTCTCGCCAGTCCATCGAATCATGTTCCCCGCGTACTGCTTATCGAGGATGCGCACGGTGTAGGTCACAGCGCCTCGCGTCAGCGTAACGATGTCGGTCGGCTCAAGCCACAGAAACTTGTGCGTCGTCGTCCACTGTATCTGATAACGCGCAGCGTGGCTGGAGTAGAGCTGCACTTGGCACAGTTGCTTCGCTTCGTTCGCCGTCATCACGACGCTCGATTGCGTCTCGACGATGTTCACATGCGGCGCGCCGAGCAACGTCTCGATCTGCGCACCCACTGCGTAGTTAGACTCTAGGTCTGGGTACTGTACGCGCCACTCGCTCGGCGTTTCCTTGATGTTCTTCTTGACGACGTTCAGTGTCGGATTGCTCTGTGCCATCACGACACCCCGAGCTCAGAGCTGTCTAACGCGTGAGCTACTGCCCCGCCGCGAAGCACGCCTTTCAGCTTCGCGTCGCTTTGCACCACGTCGTAGTTGTAACGCTGCATGAGCGACTCCTCGACGATGCGCGCCGCACCGATGCGCGTTACCGCAACGCCCCGCACCGTGATCGCGGTCAGCGCAGTGCTATCGATGTCCGCCGAAGTAATTCCAACCTCGCTATATAAATCTCCGCGCACACTGGCGAGCGTTGGTGATGCTGCGGTTAGCGCGTTGAACCTCAGTTCTCCAAGACCGGATTCTCCGCTGCCGCCCCAGTTATAAGACGGCGACCAAATTACGCCGACGGCATACGCAAAGCTGCCAAGAAAAATGATGCCGCCAGGATCTGAAATAGAGTATTGTGTTAGCGCGCCGTTCGTTGGATCGATTTCCCATGCCGCGTAACCTCCTCCCGATCCGCCTTTCAGCGCGTAAATCGTATCCGTGCTCGGTTCGTATTTAATCGGAAACGATCCCGGCGATGGCGATGCGGTGTACGGCGAAGAATTGACGCGCGACATGGCTTCAGTCGCCATATCGAGTTTTTTAAGGTACTGCGAATTGAGACTCCAGTAATAGAGCGCATTGCGTGAGGGATCGTGCGCGATTTCGTCCCATCGCGCCGGCGAAGAATCGCAGTCATCCGCATCTATTGGAATTTGCTCAACGATGCCGAGCGTGTTGAACTTGTAGATGTTCGGTCGGTTGATCGCCCAAAAATTGCCATCTTCGTCCGGGTAGGAATGCACGTTCACGCCGGTCGCGTACCCTAGATAAACGCCGATTGGCATCGCGGATTGCGCGTCGATGGTCACTAGCCTATGACCCGCGCCTTCTTCGACAATCAACACGCGATTGCGTAACGCATCAACGCCCAGCAACCGCGCGCCGAGGCCCCATCCCAGCTCTTCGGCGTAGGAGCCGATGTAGGTTCGTGTGCCGCAGTCGAACACCAGAACAGATTGATTCCCGCTTCCGTCGCGGCAACCAACCAGCAATTTATCTCGATCCTCTAGATACGTTAGACGCGGAACCTCAGTCGTGTTCGTGTTGAAGTACGCGCCTGGGAAATCGAGAAACGTCGTCGTTTCTGTCGCTAGGTCGAAAATCGCAAACCGATTCGGACCGAACGGCGGATTATGACCCGCGTCAATTGCCCAAACCTCTTGATGTTGCGTGAGCAGAATCGATGCGCACTCTTGCAATTCTGCGCCGCTATCGCTCGACATGTCCTGATCGTAGTACGTGACGAGCTGCCCGAACGATCCGCTTTTTACCACCTCCGCTTCAACGAGAGGGAGCGTGCGTGTGTTCGTCACGTTCAACGCATCGAACACGATATAAGCCGTGCCGCGGTACGCGCTCGATACACCGACGCCCTCATGTGCCTCAATCGCAGAATCCACAATCTGCGTTTCACTTCCTGGATACACGCGGAATTTTCCGGCCCACTGCTCATTCGCTATCACCACATCGCCGAGCGCTGCCGTCGCGCCTTGATCGAACACCAGTTCGCCGTTAAGCCAGAGCCGGCGAATACCGACTATTTCGCCTTCACACAGCGCAAGAGCGAACGTCGCATAGTAGGCGTAGGTCGTGCTGACCGTGGTCTGAGATGGTCCGCCGCCTTTACCGCCTTGCTCGGTCTCGGTCGTTGTGGCGACCTCGGTCAGCGGCTCCGACCAGATGACATTGCCCGATAGGCGCACCGTTCCGCGCACCCACGGCACCATTCCACCGTAGGCCGATGACTGCACAGACAGATCATTCAGTCGTGGACCTTGCTGTTGTATCGTCGGCAATTTCTCGGGGAACAGCGCGCCGCCGAGAAAGCTCCCTATCGTCCAGCCCCAGGATGCGCCGACTCCAGGGATCGCGCTTCCCAGTGCCGCGCCAGCAACACCAAGTACGAGCCTAGCCATCGTACGCAACTCCACGATAGCGCCACACGCTGCGCACTCGACGATCCCACTGCGCTGTGAGCGTTGACTCGATTACGCCATGCCCTGCGAGCGCGTGCACAAACCGATCGCTATAGACAACGATCCCAAGATGCATCTGCACTGCACCGAACGCCATCGACAACACGCTGCCCGGAGCCATGTCCGCGCACTCGTCCAGGTTCTCGCGCAGCAAATGCAAAAACCTGCGCGCATCGGGCATTCGTCCGTAATTCGTTGTGTCGTAATCGAGCACGCCAAGCTGGTGCCCGATGACTGTGATCAAACCAGCGCAGTCTATGCCATGCCGAGATCGGCCCTGATGCGCGAATGGAACTCCGCGCCACTCCAGCGCAGCCGCCGCAACCGCCTGAGCAGGGATCATTCAAGCCCACTTAGGATTCGATCCTTGCCGGGAATCTTGCCGAACCCACGGAAGTTGATTTTGTTCGCGCGCTCGGTACACGCCGCTGCGGTCTTTGTGCAACCTCTGTAAACCGTGAACCCATCCCCAGCGACAAGCATGTAAGGTGGCGGCAGTTGAAGCAAAATGTTACCGCCGCTCGCGTGTATTTTTACGGTAGAGACCTTGCCGGTGTTCAGTCCGCTGGTCCATGTAAGTTTTCCGGCATCGAACCATCCGACGGTGACCGCCGTGGTAGGTGAGCCTGAAAAGTTCACAAGCCCCGTAGACGTAAACTGCCGCGCGCTGAGCACGTTCGTTATCGTCGCTGTGAACTTGTGATCAAGCAACGTCTCCAGATCCAGACCGCAGCGCGCATCGCCGTACTCCGCATCGCAGTTCGGTAGATACGAACGCCCGAAACTATTCTGCAACGGTTGCGCAAGACCCCGGCACTCCGCAACAAACTCGGTGTCGTTCACCGTAATGTCGCCGAGCGTTCCGACAGCGATCACCGCGCGACCCTGAGTCAGGTCGGCGTAGTTGACGACGAAAAACTCGTAACGCGCGTTATCCCACAGCTCCGCGAGCAGATCCGCCTCCGTGATCGTGGCCGCATCAAGCGCTCCGATCACCTCCAGATTGTCTACGCTCAACCCACTACGCGCTGCGAACTCCGAAGCGTTGACGCCCGTGTTCGCGCCATAGGTCACGCTTTCAAACACGATGTCATCGGTATGCTGCGTAAACCCAAACACCTGGCCGTCGGTGCGCGTGACCTTGCAACACATGGCGATTGTTGTGCGCTGTTCGGCAAGATGCGCCTTGAGCGCCGCACTCATCGTCAGGCTCATAGCAGCAACTCAATCACCGATAGCCCGCTGACCTGTAGCAACGTCTGACCGCTGACGAATTCCCAGTTGAACTCGTCACCGTTGAAACGCACCGGACGGTCGAACTCGCCGGCCCATGTCATCGTCTCGTCTGCCTGCGGATAGGCGTATGCGGTTCCGCCCGTAGCGGTGAGCGTAGGCGATCCGCCCGTGCTCGTGCTGATCGTCCAAACGATGTCAGGACTGCCGACGACCTTGTTGCTGATCGTGTGCGCGATCGAATTGAGCGAAGTCGCTGCGGTCCCGGTAACGCCTGTGAGATAGACCTTGTCGCCTATACCGAGCGACGGAAGATCGACCGTCGTCACGAACACGTGCGACGACCCGACCGTGTGCCCCGTTATCGAAGCGGTTGCATCAGCGACCATCGTCAGAACGCCCGTCGTATCGTCAAGCGCGTACTGCCCAGCGCCCACGCCAGCGACTAACGGGTAACCCGCGCGCTCTGCGGAAAACGTCGATGCGATCGGCTTAGAGATTTTCTCGTCTTGCGTCAGCGCGGCGCTCGTGTAGCGCTTATAGAGTTGATACGTTGGTTCGCCAGTGCCAGCGCCCGTTGTGCCGAGTCGCCCCGTGCCGGTGCACATCGTGCTCGTGTAGTCGTACCAGTCCTTTAATCTGAACCCGATACCCGCGCCCTGCATCGTCCGGCAGAACTGATATAGCGAATCGATGGCCTCTTTCGA